ACCGTGGAGAGGCAACATACCCGTTTCGAAAAACTCAGGTGTCATTTGCGACAAAAGTCCAACTGAGTCCTGGTGTGAACAAGATTTCGTATAGATGCCTTTATCGAATGCGCCAGGATGATAATATTGGGTTCAATCACGTATACATAGACAACAGAAATTTTTTCGTTGATGTCCACTATAAATGATAAGCTTGATTTGAGGTTTTAATGGCAGTTGCTGACTATGCATTGGCGGGTGGAAGTGGCGCACTGAGTGGTGCAGGCACTGGTGCTGCTATCGGCTCTGCTATTCCGGGCGTAGGCACGGCAATCGGTGCTGTGGCTGGTGGGGTTATCGGTGGTGCTCTCGGATTACTCGGACAATCACAAGCCGATAAGCAAGCTGAAGAACAAAAACGACTGGTGCAAAAACAAGCACGTCGTGCCAAAAATTTAGCAGCGAAGCAACAAAGTGTTGAGCGTAGATCAATAGCACAAAACAAAGAGGCATCTGCACGAGCCCTCAAAGAGGGTCGAGATATTCAACCTCCAACTATTGGAGGACAACAATTTGCTTTGATTCAAAGCATGGCAGTTGGATCTGGAAGCCCTTTCGATTCTTTCATTCAGCGCACGTATGGTCGACCACAAACATCTGACCCCACGGTGTAGGAGAAATCATGGTTCAAAGACTTACCACTGAAGACATGCAAGCGTTGGGTCTCAAAGATGCATTTTCATCGAAGCAAAAACAAGAGGGTGCAATTGCAGGCTCAGCCATTGATTTGGGTATGGATTTTTCTGATTACCTGGGGCGCATTTTTGATGCAAACCTGTTGAGAAATATCGGTAAAGGTACAATTGCTCGCGGTAAACAACTTGATAAATCAGCAGGAGCAGGAGCCGCACAACGTTTGGCAAACGTTACAGGTCAAAGAACTGCAGCAGCACGGGATGTCATGAAAAAAGCAGCCACAGTTGCTGCTCAAGATCCTACAGGTGCTGGTGCGGTTCAACTTGCACGGGACGTTCAGACGACTCAGCAACGTGCTGGTGACTCAAGCAAAGAGTTGACGGCTGAAATGGATGTAGCTCTCAAACAGAAAGCGTTCGCAGAAAAGATTCGGGCTCTTGGTGAGCAACAAAAATTAACGGCAGAGCAAGAAAAGAAGAAAGCTAGACTTGGTTTAGCTACTGATATTTTCGAGGGTGCCGGAAAGCTTGCACAAGCTCTTGAACCGCCCACTTATGAAGCAAAACTTGACGCTCAACAAAGACGTCAAGGGTTGAAAGCTCTACGAGCCCAGAAAAAAGCATTGAAGAAATTCGAAGCAGGCGATCTCGAAGGTGCCAAAAAATTCAAAGACAGAGCAACAGAAGCAAGAGATGCCCGGTCACGTTTGCAACAAGAGCAAGATGCCATAACTATTGCAGAATTCAAAAAACTTCAGGCTAAGGCAGGCGCTCAAGAAGGATCCACTGAAAAGGTTAAAAAGCTCTTAGAAGGATTGAATACGCCTAATGGATACTCGAATCTTACACTTGAGCAAGTGGAAGCCCTGAAGGATTCTATTGGCGACACAGTTGTTACCGGCCAACCACCGAAATCTAAATAATGCCGTGGGTAGATGGCACATATGTGCCCAATAGAAGGGCCGACACAACGAGTGAAATCGTATCCACAAATGTGTCTACGGTGGTTGCCCCGGTTGAGCTTGAAGAGAGCTTGATCGAGAATGACTTTTTCACAGAATCTGTGGTTTTCAACAAGTTTTCCACAGGTTCGTTTACTGCATCTGTAATTAAAAAATTGGTGCCATCAGGCGTAGTGTCGGTTGCTAATGGACTGAGAGCATTGTTTTCACCCGGCTTCGTCAATACGGAGTTGATTGAGAACGGTGCCGTTACCGGCGCTAAAATGACCAACCCCATTAAAGTTGCCCTCATCAATGGTGGATCTGCTGGGGTTCATACGGTTACGGGTATCAAGATCGAAGACGAGTTGATTTGCGTTCTGGAGCAGAACGGAACCTCTGGCTTGTTGACTGATCTTACAAGTGAGTTTTCAATCATCAAAGCTGATACGATTACAAATGTTGGCGGCACGGCAACGAGCAGCGACAAGCTTGTAGTATTGTATTTGAGCAAATGAAGAGGCGGATATGTCAGATTTTACAGAACGCATGTACCAAAAGTTTTTGCCTACAACTGAGGCTTACATCAAATCTGTTCAGGCAAGTCATCAAGACCCAATGAAGCGCATTGCTTTGATCAACAAAGAAATTGCAACACTGACCAATCCGAGAAATCTTCGAGCCGCATCCAAACAAAGCGTTGGAGCTTGGACGCAACTTCTTTCAAAGTATTTAGATTTGCAAAAAGCATCTGAGGCTGGAAGAAAAAAGGCAATAAAAAAACTTACTGATAACCTTGATAACTACAACAATACATACAATGATTTAGAATCAAAAATAAAAAGTGAAGAATCATTGAAAAATATTCAAGCTTATGTAGGAAAATTGAAAACAGCTAGAAATGCTGAAGTATTTTTGCGAACTAAACTTCCTGCACTCGTAAACGAGAAAGCAGCAGGAAAAGATCAGACTAAGGCTCAATTGTTCGCGCTACGTGAAATTAGAAGACAACTTCTTACTCCTGAAAAAGAAGGAGCTACAGCTTCATATCCATTAGCAGAAAAGGCAATCGGAAAGATTTTTTTAGAAAAACTGGCGGTCGCTTCAATTGATCCCAGATTTTCTACGCCAAGCGGTAAAAAGAAACTACAACAGATTTTAAAAGCGCACAATGATGGCACTAAACTTTTTAATCTAGAATCATATTTTGATTATCAGTATCCAGACTTGCGTGGTGCAGAGGATTCAATTTTAGCAAATCCGAGAAAGAATATACCGATAAACGCTAAAAATGAACTTTTAAATGATGTCGATTTGGATGCGTATGTTGGGTACGAAGACGACATTGCATGGGTAAAAGGAAAAATTAACGGTACTGACAAGCCCGTAGCCTTACCCGCTGTCGAAGACTCATATGCAGCAAAAAAAG